GAACTACAATCTATTCAAGAGGTGACGGAAATATCTAGCGAAGAAGCAAAAACAATAATGCTAAAAAATTCAGACTACGATAAAAATGATCCGAACGACACACCAGAATGGTCATTGTATGACGCAAGCGTTGGTGAAGATTTCTGTGTTATCGGCTCAACAGAATGGGTATAAACATGAGTGAATATATCTACAAAGGCGATCGATTCACGGATCCTGGACTAAAAAACCGGGAATGCAAAGCAGTTCGCCGGCAGGATGGAAAATGCATTCGAGGGAAAAACGGAAACATGTTGGTTGAATTTGATGGTGTGATAGTAAATGTTATTGCAAGACAATTGAGAAAGATAAAATGATGGCAAAGAACCCTGGCATTATATACGACATCGGCAATGGAAAGTATGGACTTGCACTAAACAAGGATCAGCATCCACAATTTAAATCATATGGTAAAGTATTCATGCGGATGTATGAAGACATCATGTGTACCAAAGAATGCATTGATGTTAAGTCAGGAAAGAAATTAATATCAGTAAAACATATAAACGAGATAAGGCAGGTTGGGTACCAGGATTAATTATGGCAATAAATTATAGCATAAGAAAAGAAGATCGTAAAAGAAGAGATCATTGAAACGATTCATCGCATCTATACCGGTGATGCATCTACCTGCTGTTTTGGTTTTTGCAAGTTCAATCAGGTTTGTGCAAAGCCGCATTTTGAGGCTGAGAAGCTTCCTGTAAAAAACAGGGAGTTGAAAAACCTGCTGAAAAATGTACGAGCCAAAGAGAACAGGAAGAATGGTATTACATCAGCACAGCCAAAGAAGATCGCATTACAAAAAACCACCCGCAATGCAATAGCCCATATTTTAGGACAGAGCATTTATGATCATCAATTAGTAAAAGGTCATGGAGCAACTGTTTTAAAGATCAATGCCTGTAAGTCTGTGAAGGATGTGCTGGCTGTATTGCAGTCACGATATAAAGAAGTGCATGGTAAAGATATCAGCCATAGTAAGGGCCGGTATAACTACTGGCGGTATCTGAATGAGAATAATGAGGACTGGCAGGACCCGGGACCAGAATGATAATTCCCACTTTCTCCCACTTTGACGTCAAAAAAACTATATTATAATTATTTCGACTATCTTAGTATTCGCAAATTAGCGCAAAACTACGGCAATGGCAGGACGCGGAGGACATAGAAAGACAACATGGAAAAAGGGCAGGAAGCCGCCACACAAAAGGCCCAAAGGATCGAGGAACAAGAAAACAATTCTCAAAGAAGCGATCGGCTTAAAGAGCTGGGATACTCTCAAAGAATTTGTCGAAGGGGAAGGAGCCGGCAAACTTGTCAGCGAGATGAAGAAACTGAAAGGGAAAAATTATGTTCATGCCATGCAATCAATTCTTGAGTTTGTTAAACCAAAACTTTCTAGGATCGATGCAAAAGTTGATGCCAAGGTAACGGACCTCACTAAGCTTGATATAACATTTGAATGATATGCTTGCACTCATTAACAAAAAAGTTCTTATCACTACACAGAATTGGTTTACTGCACCTGATGGAAAAGACTATAAATCGTGCTGGGGCACATTAAAAGCAATACACGAAGCAGGAAAATCTCTTGGTTTCATTCCCAATAGAAGTCATGCGAATTGGTTTATTGAAGTTGGTAATATGATCATCATGGGTTGTCAGGTTATGTACGTCATCGATTGCCCAGAAAAACCAAAGATGGAAATGGTTAAAGCATGGACCAGCCATGCTGAAAAAGGAATAATTGAATATGATCGACCCACAATCATTTACATGGCAGAATGATCAAAGTAAAAAACACCGGGCCATTCAAAATTCTATATAATCTTCCTAAGGGCATCAACATGGTTATCTGCATCGGTGGCCGCGGAGGAAGAAAATCATATGATGTAAGTAAGTTCTGTGCCAAGAGTGCGACGATCGATAAAAAAAGAATCGCAGTTCTCAGGGATGAAAAAGAAAAGATCCGTGAATCCATTCTTAACGAGATCTTCCTCCGTTATGATACGGCTAATCAATATGGGCATTTTGATGGACTATATGATAAAATAGAATCAGGCATACGGGAAATAAAAACCGGATCGATGTTGGTTTTTACTATGGGTTTCAGGGCCAGCAGTAAGGAGAAGAAAAGCAACCTTAAAGGCGTAAGTGATGTTGATGTTGCAGTAGTAGAGGAAGCAGAAGATATACGCAGCTTTCAGAAGTTCAGCACACTGAAAGACAGTATGCGAAAACCAGGTCGTTTGGTCATTGTGATGCTAAATACTCCTGACATCAATCACTGGATCGTGCAGAAGTATTTTGATCTGGAGCCGGTACTTGACCAGGAAGGGAAAGCGACCGGTTACTTTAAGCTGATCCCCAAAAAAATAGAAGGGTTCCTTGCAATCATCACCAGCTACAAAGACAATGAATTTTTACCAGCTGATGTGATCCGAGATTATGAAGGGTATGGTGATCCGAACAGTCACCTGTATGATCTGCATTATTACTTTACACAGATACTTGGTTATGCAAGCAGTGGACGGCGTGGACAGATCCTGACCAAGGTAAAGCCGATATCACTTGCAGACTACGTTGCACTCCCCTACCGCGAAATATATGGCCTTGACTTTGGTACTGCCAGGCCAGCTGGCTTGGTTGGTGTAAAGATGCATCACAACAGCTCGTGGATGCGACAACTGAATTACTTGCCAAAAGATACACTCGGGATTGGTAAAATGCTTTGCGATCTGAAACTGACGGGTAAGGATGTGATCATTGCTGATAGCGCCAATCCATTGGATATATCAAAGCTCCGAAATGGGTGGAGCAAGAGTGAACTTACGCCAGAAGACATTGAGAGGTATCCTCGGTTGATCAAGGGCTTTCACATCCTTGCTGCTATCAAAGGTCCGGGCAGTATTGAAAGCGGCATCAGGGTAATGAAAGGAATGGAACTGTATGTAGTGAATGAGAGTGTTGATTTCTGGACCGAGATCAGGAATTATATCTATGCTGTTGATAAGAATGAACAACCGTTGGATGAGCCGGTCGATGAATTTAATCACTTAATAGATCCTTCAAGATATGTGATCACCGCAAGAGGAAGATTGTTTTAATGTGTGAATAATTCTTATCCTTTTATAGAAATATCAAGCACTAATCCACAAATGTTAATTAAATTTTCTGCCAAGTAGTCAAAAAGATACTATTATCGTCAAATAAATTATACTTTTACGGAGGTTATCTGTCACAATTAATGCCAACACCATGTAATTCCGAAGAAAAACTTATTGATAAACGCTGTTGTAATTGCAATTCCAAACTCGCTGAGATAAAGTTGCAGATCGGCATCGTAAAAATAAAGTGTCCCAGGTGTGGAACCATTAATGAAACAGTAGCAAGTATTGAAATGAAGCCAGAGGGCCTGCAGGAAAGTTATAGTGTGAAAGCTTAGAGCTCCAGTTGCTTGATAAAAAACAAAAAGAATCCCAAAGAGGATCAGTCATGCTCGGGTTGCGTGATTGGTCCTCTTTTCTTTTATACATAATGGAAAGACAATACATCATTGCAATTATCTGGCTGAGTGGTTTTCTGCTTAGCCATTGGATGTTAAAAGTAGAGCATGAATCAGAGAACGATGATTACACCAATGGAGATAAAGCGTGGGCCGTATTGCTTTCTCTTTTGTCATTGGTAATGGTGTTGATCATGCTTGCAAAAGCATGGGCGTATTCGGTAAACGGTTATTGGAATAAACCTGCTGATAAAAAAGTCAAGCCGGGTAAAAGCAAAACTGAATGAGTACACTCAGAGCAGTTCAGAAATCAATGAACCCATATACCGGACCAACCAGCCGGACAATATCACCGGCCACTTACAGGGGCGGACAAGAGTTCTGGTTTTTCAATGCTGATGGCAAAGGAAATGATGTGCAATTCAGTTACTCCAGCCATCAAAGTTCTTTGATAGCGTATCAAAAATGCTCACCGCTAAATGCGATCATCAATAAAAAGACCAAGGCTTATTTGAATGGCAAGACCTGGATCCTCAATAAATCAGGTAAGGGAAAGGGCAAAGAAGCAACAAGTGAAGTTGCAGTAAAACTTAGAAAACTCCTTAAACGGCCAAACCCAATTCAAAGCTGGAAAGAGTTCGAAGCACAGAATTATATCTATCAGCAGGTATTTGGGTTCTGCATTGTACTTCCTATTAAACCAGTTGGCTTTCCAAATATTGAAGCAACAAAGCTCTGGAACATTCCTCCATCAATGATTGAGGTTACTGAAACAGAAAAACTGTTTTATAACGATGATCAGAATATCATCAAAAAAATAGTGATCAAGTGGGGCAATGACACAGGCGAACTGGACCCTAAAGACATTTACATCTTCAAAGACTTTACTCCTTCATTCAAGAGCGCCATATTCCCAGAGAGCCGGGTTTGTTCAAACGAGCAGCAGATTAAAAATATAATTGGTGCATATGAGAGCCGTGGTGTGTTGATAGATTATCGTGGTGCTCATGGTATCGTTTCTCCGGATGCTAAAGATGCCGGCGGGCCAATAAGATTAAAAGATGAGGACAAACAGGATCTGCAGGAAGAATATTTGAGATATGGTATTCGCCGCGGTCAATGGCAATTGATCTTCTCGTCAGCTGCTGTTAAATGGGACCAGATCGGAATGCCTACTAAAGACCTGATGCTGTTTGAAGAGATCGATGATGATATCATGAGATTGTGCGATGGATGGGACTTTCCTTATCGCTTATTGTCTTCCGAAAAATCAAACTCACTTGGTGGTAGTGATGTAAAAGAATTTAAGAAGATCCTTTACCAGGATGCTACAATTCCAGAAGCATTATCAATTTACGAACAGTGGAATGAATTCTTCAACCTGGAAGAATTCAACCTGGTACTTGATAAAGATTTCAGTAAAGTGTCGGCGCTGCAGGCAGATGAAAAAGCAAGTGCAGAAGCAAGAAAATTAAGGAACGAAGGATTGATGATCGAGTTCAACATGAACATGCTTACGCTCAATCAGTGGCTGGAAAAAAACGGAGAAGATCCATTGGTGAAACCCGAAGGGGTAGATATCGAGATCGGCACCATGTATTACTATCAACTGGTAGCTGAAAATATTGAGTTTGGAAAGTTCATGTCACAATCAAACAATAACAATCAACAAGCAGCAGAGACAACTGCTAAACCTAAATGAAATACATCATAATCATATTAGTCATATCCGCAATTATAACAGCGCTGAGGCTTTTTAAAAAGCCGATCCGAAAATGGTTAATGTTTTTAAGATCCAAGCTGCAGATACAATCACTCAGATCTGCAATTCGTGATGCTGATATGGATAAAGATGAAACAGGTAGAAAGAACATGGTTGTGTTCAATACCACGGGCGGAAATTTTGAACCCATACAAAAGAATTTATTAAAAAAAATTGCGAACAGGAATAAGAATAAGAACAATGGAAAACTGACCGATGGAAGAAAGAAGTTCATGAAGAAGAAAAAGAAAAGTCAGATCGACACCGACAAGGTAAAAACCATTGAAAAAAAATCATTGTATGTCACAAACTGATAAAGACAATAAACCAGGTTGCCAGCCAAATGAAAAACCTAAAGTGGATAAGGACAAATTGGACCAATCCATTAAGGACAAGAAAAAATCATTGGCAACAAATGAAACTGTAAAAAAATGAGTAAGCCCGTAATCAAGATCGCTGGTGTTACTGTTCCTGCTGATTTAAAAGGCAAGGAACTATTAAAGTTCCTGGTTGAAAATAAATCGCTGTTGATCGAAGAAAAGAAATCTTCGAACAAAGAGGCAGACCCCATTTCAGTTGGCGCTGATATCAGTAGTAAATTTTTTGTTGATAAAACAGGTCAGCTCGTTAAAGCAGTTGCCGGTCAACAAGCAGCCGTCAACGGACCAGCAACGGTATTATGTGTGATCAATACAACGAACTGGCTCGATAGCCATGGCGATGTTCATATACCAGGTATTTGGAAAAAGAGTTTGAAAGATTCCAATGATCAACTGCACCTGCAGGAGCATAGCATGTGTTTCGATAAAGTGATCTCCGATGAATCAAAAGCCTATACGGAAAAACTTACATGGAAAGAACTGGGTCTCGAGATGCCGGGTGTTACCGAAGCGCTGATATTCTCCACGCCTTTCTCTGGCCGTAATCCTTTCATGGAAGAACAATACCGCAAAGGCTTTGTAAAGAACCATAGTGTAGGTATGAGATACGTGGTTATAAAATTATGTGTGAATGAATCCGAAGATGAATATTTCAAAGAAGAGTATGCTAACTGGGTGCAATATGCTCCACAAGTTGCAAACATTGAAGATGCAGAAAAGCAAGGATTCTTTTGGGCCGTGCTTGAAGCAAAAGTAATTGAAGGTAGCGCTGTTGTAAAAGGCAGCAACATCATAACCCCAACAAGAGGTTTCAAATCAGCTGAGCCGGCATCGACCACTCAGCAGAATCAGCCGGCATCTGCCACTGAGGTAAAAGATGTAAAAATCGATGTTGATTGGGATAAAGTCGCAAAACACTTTTTAATCAATTAAAAATTATTTCGAAAATGAAACCTTTAAAAATGAATAAATACCTGGCCATTGGCTTAGGACTATTTATCGCAGCGGTCTTGTTCATAGTTGGTAAGGGACA